CCACCTCGATTACTTAGTAAGGTAAAATTTTGGAGGGTAATATTTTTACGTGGTCTTAATATAGCGTAAATATCAGCGCTTACACTTATTCCCCTGTAAGTTTCTTTTAATATAAGGCTGCTGCTAGAAACAGAATTGACTCGATAAGGATGAGCATTGATATAGACAACGTCATCCTCTTGAACGCCAGCATTAGCAAAATTTGCGGTACCAGTAACAACGGTACTATTATTAGAAACAGATATGGCCCCACTATTTGTAAGCTCCTCTCCACCAGCAAAAACTGCTGCTTGGTTGCTATTTAATAGGACAGCACTAAAATCTATAATTACAGTTTCTGGATCTTGTCCTATCAAGTGGATATTATCATACAGGGCCAAAAAGGTTCTAGGACGATACGTTCCTGATTTAATAAATATGGTTGCGCCACCAATCTGTTTGGCATACTCTATTGCTTCTTGCAAATCCCCAAAATCTCCTGTGCCATCTAAAGCTACTATTAAATCAACGGGTGGTTGCAGTTGCCTTATCCTTCTACCGTCACTCTTGGTAATTTTATTATTAAGTAAATCTATTTGCAGACTACCGTCTCTTGAAGCAACCAGGTCGGTATTAAACCTACTTGGATTAACCATTTCAGTATCAGCTTCAGCCCTCTCGCTGGTAGTTGGTACTGGTCGTTCTAACTCTTTCCCAAAGCCTAGGTCTGGCCACGCCATTTATTCTTTCAGCCTCCCACTGATTGGTCTACCATAAACATCTATTCTTTCTACCACTGGTGGTACGTTACTAGAAATTTCACTAAATAAAAACTTTACCCCCTTACCTTTGTTCTCTTTGTTAGGAGAGATGTCAAACTCGGTAATATAATCCTCTATATCCCCTAGTGGTAGCCAGTCCTTACTAATAGTTTGGCTCCCTTTGGTACTTGTCCCCACCCCATAGAGTTTATACTTTACGTTTATGCCCCTACCATTACGGGTAAATAGCCGTACTCTGGTGAATAAATTCTCGCTAGTAGTACCAAAAGGAAAATGCCAAGCGGTTTCTGCCTGCCATTCTATATCGGTAGTACCATCAGCGTTTCCAGTATTGTCTTGAAATACTTCGTCGGTGGTGGTACCGAAATATATATTCTTAGCCTGGGACTCAATAAAATCGGTAGCAACGGTAATTGATACTGGATAAGTACCCACTGCCCAAGTCTGGGTAGCCAAATCATATTCCAGGTAAGCATTGGTAAGAGAAATATCTTCATCACTGTTGGTAATATTTCCTACAAAACACCTATACCTATCTTCCCCTACCTTCCAAGCCACGACATCGTCAAAGAAAGCGGAATCAATCCCGTCAATGTATGCTTGAATCTGCCGAGAAAGAAGAGTAGCGTTGACAGCATCTTGTAATCTGTAGATACCAGTGCGGTGAAAGTAAAAAGTAAAGTCCCGTATGTTTACTACGCTTCTACCGCTAGTAGTACCAGGCACACCCTTTATTTGCTTAAGGCTATTGCCATCGTAGCGATGGACTGAATCTCTTTTGAAGATAAGCAACCTGTCGCTATTCTCACCAAACCCAGTGATAACATCGTTATCATCTGTAGCCACATCAAACCAGTTACCCCCCACCCAGTAAGTATCAGCAGGGTCAGATACTGCTAAGTTTTCCGTAAGAGTAATTTCAGTTTCAGATTGCACCCCCGCTACATTATAAGCACCAGCGTTTGGCCCAGTGGTAATAATAAAAGGGTCACCTACTTTTATATTGTACGTTTTAAATTGAGCACCAGGTGAAATAACCTTATTGTTGTCAACTGATTGTTGCAAGTTAGTCTGAGTTTCGTAACCCCAAGTAAGATTGAAACCGCTAGCGTCATTTTCTGGTAAGTCTGAATGCCAGACACGAGAGGGATAATCATTGTTGAGAATAGTTACATAGGCCACATATAGCCTATCCTTGAACCTCTTAATAAATCTAGGTAAAGGAAACCTTAACTCGTTGCCTGTAGTAGTCCAGCTACTGCCATCAAAATATCTATTGGCATTGGCCCCGTTTACAAACCAAGCTCTGTCTAAAAAGACTTCAAACTCGGCTTTGTTGCTACTGGTAATACTCTGACCATAACCAGCCCCAGTAACTACGTTGACAATATCTCCTCCATACACAGCCAAAAGTGTATTTGTCCCGTCGCTTTTATTATGTCCTTTAAGCCCGTTGCTTGAAGCTATAATTACCCCCTAGGCGGTTGTTGTAGTACTGGTACTGGTACTGGTAGTGGTTGTACTGGTACTCGTAGTGGTTGTTGAAGTGGTAGTACTAGTAGATGTCGACGTACTAGTGCTAGTCGTTGTGGTACTGGTACTGGTACTTGTACTTGTCGTACTAGTTAGGTCACTACCCTTTTGACTGGTACCAAGCCTCTTACTTATACCGCCGATAATAGTATTGAATGTTGCATTTAAGGTATGCGTAAATTCATTTTTTCTCTGCTGGAAGGTACTAACTTTCCTATTCGTACCTCCCGACATGTCTTCGATAGAGTATTCCTGTTCGTTATCTGGCATAAGTTATCACCAAAAATCTTCTTTCCATTGATCTCTATCTATTACCGTATTACCGAATAATCTACGCAAAGCCTGTCTACCGTTAAAAGTTTTAAGACTTCTAGGCTGGCCTTGAGGTCGTTTCTGCTTACTATTAAGTTGTTCAAGCAAAGCAATACCAGTAAGGGATCGTCTATCTTGTACTTTGCCTGCTGGCCCCCAGAACCTATCCTCATATACCTTGGCTATTTCCTCCCTACCTCGTATCTTTTCAATCATAGCGATAGCGTAATCTTCCAATATCGCTGGTATAGGTACTTGGGTTTCGTCAGCTACATCATCAAGGTCAGTCATCTCTTCAAAGTAACGGACTGTAAATGTACCTCGACCTGTAGTTTTAGGTATAGGCCATACCCTGTAGTAACCTGCTTCGGAAGTAGAATCGCCTTCCTCTATTGTGTAATGTTGAACATAGTCATCCCTTATAGTGTCATCATTTCTTTGGTCACGAGCTAGGTAGTCAAACTCTATTCGGGGAACAAACTTTAGTTGGTATAGTTCATTAGTAGTACCATCATCATAGTTGTAAAGAATAGTATCTACTGTGCCTCTAACTCCAACACCAGAAGGTAAAGCGTATTGATTTGTTCCCGCAGTAGTAGTGGTAGCTGAATTAGTATTTCTTAGGAACCACCAATCTGGTCTTACTCCTTGGATTATGTCTTGAGCTTGGTTGATAAAGCGGATAATCTCATCATCTGTAACCAGTTTTCTCTCTTTATCTTGGATTATTTTCCTTATCTGACGGAGTATATGTCCAAGGGAGTTCCTTGTGTAACCTGTACCTGTAACAGTCGGTGAATACTCTGAATAGGTAAGTAAACTTGAATTTTTAAATCTAAACCTATATTCCCAAGTACTCGTACCAGCAGAGTGATAGTAAATGGTATCCTTGTGATCCCATTGAATACCTATCTCGGTAAGCTCAGCAAATACCCCAGCACTGCTGCTTCTACCTTCTATAGAAATAAAATCCCAATGAACCCTGTATAATGGTGAGTCTTTTGGATGGGAAAACCTAAAGGCTGAATTTATATTTATGGTTTCATTACCAGATACAGTAGAAATTTGTCTGTTTTCGGTAAGCTCTTCACCTATCTCCCCCGCTACTACAAAATCATTAACCGCAAAAGAGGCATTAGAGTAAACAGTCAAGGCTGTACCAGAGGAATAAGCAGACGAAAGGTTCGTCTTGTAGGAATCGTCAGTTAGTACCGAATTGGATATTATTACTTTTCTCATGATAACTCTACTCCTGAGAGGTGAATAGTTATGACATTTGCCGTGCTAGCCCGAGCATAAATTTCGTCACTTGCATTCATATATAACCCATCGAACTCAACGATCAAAGGAATACCTGTGGTTGGAATAGTAACTGTGGAAATAATTCTATTATTATTACTAGGAAACGCTCCGCTTTCAACTAGAAATACTGTCGCCGTAATACCCCCTACTCCAGTAACATTTGTTAAAATAATCTCCTTTAATTGAGTTCCTAAACTTGGAGAAGCTGGAGAAACATAATACCTTTGGTTAGTCGTTCCCAGTAATGCTGGGATTATTAATCTTCTCGGAGTATAAACTGTTGGTGTAGCCA